ACTAGCCAAACGCTTGCGCCGAGTCAGGGTGTGCTGCGGCGATTGGTCTCGTGTCTGCGGCCCTACGCCAACGGTAAAGCTCGGAACCACTGGAGTCTTCCTCGATCCTCCTTACCTTGACGGTCGCACAGACGCGCTATATAGCTCAGACAGCCTTACAGTAGCTAACGAGGTACGGGAGTGGGCAATCGCACAGGGAGATGACCCGCGAATCAGGATTGCGCTCTGCGGATACGAAGGTGAAGATAAGATGCCTGATTCATGGCAATGCATAGAGTGGAAGGCGAATGGCGGATACGGCTCTCAAGGAGAGAATCAGGCACGAGATAACAGCGCCAAAGAGCGCATCTGGTTCTCTCCCCATTGCATAGATGCAAGACAAGCAAAACTCTTCTGACAAGAAAGCCGCCTCACTGTTCCGAGGCGGCTCTGCTCTGCGTGGTGTGAGAAGCTGATCCTCCTTCGCGTGGATTTACTTCATAGCCCTTGCCAGCCATCCGGCGAGGTATTCAGCCTTGGCGGGGTTCTTGGCGACGATGGCCTTGTAGTGATCTGACCGCTCTATCTTGAACGCCTGGACCAGCTTCACAGGGTCGGTACTGTTGGCCGTCTCGACCGTCTGCGGCCCCCACAGACCGTCCAGTTCCAGTGTAAGGCCCGTCACGTTGCAGATGGCCTGTTGCAACAGCTTAACCGCCGTACCCGCGCCCATATTCACCGCCGCGTCGAATACCCGCTTGGCAACCTCATCCGAGGCAAACTCCTCAAACCATCCATTCCAGAAGTGTACCTTGTAGAAAAAATCCACCAGCGCGGCACGATGATTAGCTTGCGGAGTGGCAGCAATCGCCGCGTAGGAGTCGGGGAAGGCTGCGCTGTTGATGCCGCTTATGGCATAGCCGCCGCAGTCGGGGGTGATCTTGTACTCGCGGGACGGGTCTTCGCTGTCCATGAGAAACTGAAATGCTATGTCAAATGATGCCATATTCATTTCTCTCCTACACTCAGGCGACGCCCTTTCGGACGCCGCCCGGTGATGCGCTGGAGCGGCCCCACAGAATCGAACTGTGGACCGTCTGCTTACGAGGCAGATGCTCTGCCGACTGAGCTAGGGCCGCTACTTCCCCTTGTTGATCTTGCCCACGTTCACGCCGAGTATCCAGCTGAGCGTGTTGCTCAGAGCGGCGCATACCGGCGAGAGTACGCGCTGCCAGAGCGGAGGTTTGGGTTGTGGGGTCATGGTAGCCACGCCTTTGCAATCTTCGCCGTGACGGCGTTTACATCGGTCAAAATCGGAGGCACAGCGGCATTTACTGAGTCTGCCAGTGCCGAGTATTTCTGGACTGCCGTGCGGAGATCAGCGATTAAGCCGTTGACCTCCGCGACGGTATCCGGGGGCAGTGCAATGGTGAACGTGATGATTGCGGGGTCTGCCATATCGCTCCTACAGTTTGATTCCGAGCGCGTCCGCGTCGGCCACGGTCACGGCCTCGCCAGCCTTGAGGTCAGTAACGAACTGTGTGACAAGCGCCTTGGTTGTGTCGCTCATGGCGATGGTGACGGCTCCCGTGACGTTGCCGGCCGCAACATCGGCCACGATAGCCGTGCCGGCTGCGAATGCCTTGATCACGTCATAGGAGACAGCGGCAACCGCCGCCAGGGTTGAAGGTGAGAGCTTCTGGTAAACGGCGTAGAGCTTCTTCGCTCCGATGGAGACGTTGGTCAAGAACTCCTCGATCTTCTCTCCTGCCGCGGTAATCTCAGTCCAAAGTGACATGATGGTTTCTCCTGATGCGGGATGCGGGTTATGGTGCGTAAAGTCTGCTATCGGCTTCCGCCCAAAGCGTAAAGCCGAGGCCGGAGCCGGTTACTTGGTTGAGTTGGCGGCGTCGATGGCGGCGGCTTGTGCCTGGTTCGTTGCCGTCTGGACCTGCGTCTGTGTCGAGTGGGTGTCAAAGTCCTTGGCAAGTACGCCAAGCACGACCGGGCCGAGACAGGCAACATACCCCTGCCATGTGTTCGGGCCGCTGTAGTTTGCTACGGCCATGACGACTGCGCTGATTACGCCAGCGAGCGTTGTTTTCCAGTTGTTCATGCGACTCCTACTTTCCTGGCGCGTTCCCACGCCGTTTGCTGCTCCGGTGTCATCGTCTCAGGCTTTTGAAGCATTCTGTCCGGCGGCGGCGTCCATGTCTTCAGGCTTTGATCTCTCCTGTGAGTTGTGTGATGCGCTCATTTGCCGATGCCCATCCCTTGTCTGCTTTGTCGAATGCCGCTTCCTTTTTCAGCTCCTCGGCGCGGAAGTTCAACCCGGCCTCAATCAAGCGCAAAAGGTACACCCCAACAGAAACACCGGCTTGTGCTGCCTCTAACTTCACGCGGCGGTGCAGGTCGTCGGGAATGTTGACCGTCTTCATGGATGTAAATTTACACTTCTACATCCACACTGTCAATCGCTATTCTGAGGCAATCGGCTCCGGCGCGGGTTCGACCGGCTTCTCTTCATCGCACGGGGTAGGCTCTCCCGGCGCTTTCGGGTCTGGAATGATGGGCGGCGGATCGGCTACTAGCGTCATCGGTTTTCTCCTTTACTGCGGTTTGGGATAGGACATTAGGGTGTCCTCGCGAGGGGTTGAGTGCGCGGTGTCGATCTGCCCGGTGTGCTGAGGCCAGTGGGGTAGCTGAATCTGGTTGGTCAGAATCTCTTTGCGTACCTCGATTGCTGTGTGGATGACTACCGGGAGTCCGAAGAACAGCGTGATGATTGCACAGATGGCAATGAGCGTGTTGATGCGCCGGTCGGCCTTGCGGTTGTGCGCTTCCAGATCGACCTTGACCGCCTCGGTCGCTCTTTTCGCCGCATCCTCTTCATCGTTTCGATGCGTGCGAAACTCAGTCATAAACTCGCTCACATTCCGGTCAAGGCTGCGAAAATTGGCAACCGCCGCTTCTACGTGTTCCATACGCTCCTCCAGCCTTCCCACTTTTACCGCTAGATTCTCGGCCATCAGCTAATCTCCTGGCCCGTCCCGGCCTCGTTGTGCGCTCCAGCCCCTTTACCGCTGGTGGACCGTTCTTCCGGCTGCGCGCCCGTGATCCGCTTGCAAGCTGCCTAATCCCCCGAAAAGCTACTCAACTCCCGATCTACCACGCTGTTTGATACATCTGCTGGGCTTGTGTTGCCGTCAACACGGTTGAATACACACCACACGGGCCTAGTACCCCATTAAACGGATTAGTTACGGTACCAGCATTATCTCCGGCTCCTATTGAGGGTTGATAAGTGCTGGCGATTGATTTCAAATTGCCGGTTTGCACTTCACTGTCAACTTGATTCCCATCATAATAAAGAATGACGTGTGCCCCATCGTAGGTAGCCACAGCAAGATGCCATATTCCGGATGTTATATTTGCAGCCGAAGAAGCTGTTACCACAGTGGACGAAGCATTCTGTGTAACTGCTCTAATTGGAGTATTATAAGCACCATAAATATACATCGAGATGGATGACGATCCCGAATTCTTAGCCTGTCCTATAAGCAGGAAATCCCCGGCAACATTGTTTACTTTGAACCAGCAGGAAAGTGAAATGGACTGGCCCGCAAAAGGCGCAAGCAAACCTGCGGAAGTGCCTAAGAACACGCCGTTCGTGCTTCCATCAAATAACCCGGCATATTGATTTATAAGGCCCGCACCATACCAGTAAGTCGGGCCTCCAGGATTCGGATCGGTGCCTTGCCACGTTCCTGCGTAGCCGTTGCCCGTTTGATCGTATGCCGTTGTCGAGCTAGATGGTGTGCAGCCGCTTCCCGATGTAGTGCAGCCAGCAAGATTCCACTGACCGAGAGGAGTTGGAGGCGTAAAAACCTTGTGCTTAATAACGTGCTGTCCGTAGCACGGAAGCAAAAGAACCAGCATAACCGAAATGTACAGAATTTTTCTCATTTAGTTCACCGTGTAATCCACTGCACAGTTTAACGACGTTGGGGTTCCTGAGATTGTGCCGATGTGAAGGGTAACTGGTGTGTGAGCCGCAACAGGGCAGTAAGTTGTTTGAGAACTGCATGAGCCGCTGACCCAACTCGTAACTACGACTTGATTGACCGTTCCGGCTGTGGCTGTCATATCGGAGATCAGCGAGTTTCCGCCGCTCACCAGATTTGTAATTACCGAAGTTGAGCCGGTGACTCCACAAGAGAATCTTGTTAGTTGTATCGCTGTCGCCGAGTCTAGGACGGTGATTAAAAGATCATCGCCAATCACAGGAGTTACATCTGTCACGACCACTGTGCGCGTCACTTGAGCAGTGGGCAGATAGGAAGTGGCTAAGGAAGTACAAGTCCCTTGCGCGGACGAGTTGATGGCAGTTACTACCTGATTCGTGCAAGAAGCGCCGGGAGTATTCCCGTTTACCTTTGCCACTGTTGGCCCCGGATAGGTTCCACTTAAATCTCCGCTCGCGCTGCCATTAGGCGGTAGAGCAGATGGCATAGCGCCCAAATCCTGCAATGACCATGAATTTGTAGACTTCAAGAATCCTGCTACGTGGCCGCTGGTTGGTGGCGATCCGGCAGGGAATACTGCCATGAAGTTATCGGCCCCATTCTGCCAAACGTGCCAATTTAGATTGGTTGAGTCATATCCAAGCTCACCCTGAGCCGCGCTTGCATAATTTGCTGTCACAGGCATTTTAACCTGAGCTACTGCGGAAAAGTCCTGTAAACCCGTTGTATATGTGTTTGCCTGATTCGTCTGCACAACCGTTGCCGGAAGAGTATAAGCCGGAGCAAATGCACCTGTCCCCAATGCTCCAGATGCGCTCGGTTTCTGTCCGTGTGTACCATCTGCCACCATCGGCACTTCTGCCGTTGTACCAGGATCGGATGACGTTGCTACGCCCGCCGCACTACCATATTTAGTAAGCGACATTCCCCACGCCGAGCCAGTGGATACAGGAACACCAGCGCCGGGATAGCTAATGCTTCCGCACGCCACCGCCTGCGGATTCTGTAATTCAAAGTATGTCCCATCATACACGACCGTCGCAATCGCAGTCGTAATCAAATCATTTGCTACAAGTGCTACCGTGCCACACTTTGTGATCGTGGTTGCGGCCAAACCGTTCACTGCCAGCGTTGGCGCGGTCAGCGTATTGGCAGCTAGTGGCAACCAGCGTACCACCATGCCGTTTGTGAGTGACCCAGGCGCGGGAGTCAGCGTAACTGTCTGCGCTTGCGCCGTGCCTCCGCCAGCCACATAGAGAGAGGAATTTAACTGTGCCGCTGTCGCGTTGCCCAGCTTATTGCCCGTAGTCCCTACCCAAATCGGAATAGAGTTCTGCTGGCCTCCATTGGGAGCGAACATCTGGATGTTCGCAACCCGCACCTCTCCGGTTGCGCTTACTGCCACGGTTCCGACTTGCGGAGCGATTAAGACATTTTCAGTTAGTATAGCCGTGCAAACGAAATTGTAATATGCCCACGACGATGTGATGGAAAAGATAGTAGACCCGCTTCCTTGGCAATTGCTTGTTGACCCGTTGCCTACAAACAAAAGAAGCTGTAGGTTAGTCCCGCTGATAAGTTTCGCGGCAACTGAAACTATATACGTGTTTCCAGCCACTTGCGCGTATGGCGTTGATGATTGCTGGATGCCCGCTGCGGAATAGATAGGAGAGCTATTTGCCCCGATGAGAATATCCTGCGAGGAAGTTCCGCCCGCGCTGTTCCACGGAGACACAGGAGGTGCGTCGGCAACTAACGAGTATGTTACTTGCCCGGAAGTCAGGCCGCTGAGATATTGATTCCACCCCGTGTAGGTGCAGGGGTTGCAGGTTCCCGAAAACAGCCCCGCCCCGGCTACGATGTCTGGCCCGTTCGCAACGTACACGGTATTTGGAGGAACGTTATACTGCCAGTACCCCGGCAGTATCGTATAGTCTGTAATATCGTAATTAGATATAGCACTTAATGTCACTCCGTCCACGGTATCATTCAAGGTGTTCGTAAATGCTGAGCCGAACCCATCTCCGTTTGCGATATTCTCAAACTGCACATTGTTCGTCCGCCCTCCCAGGTTGGTCGCAGTTTGAACTACGTGGATGAAGTCAGTTCCACCAGATCCACCAGACCCTCCCCCGGCAGCGAGATTTTCAAACTTGCAATCCCTGCAATTCTCAAGGTAAATTCCGTTCACGCTCGGAACGCTGCCAAAGTAACTGGGACTGTTGCGCTCAAAATAGTTATCGTGGACGTTGATTCTACCGAATCCCGCTCCTGACCCGTCTGTATGAATATTCAATTCAGGGTAGAGCAAGCCGCCGTTGGCGTGCTCGATGTTGTTGTTGAAGATGTAAATATCAGACAATTGAACTCCAGTGCCGCCGTAAGCATAGAGCACAATGGGGCTTGCGGTTACCCAATAGTCTCCCTCCGTGGCGCTGAAATCATTGCCATGAACACTCATCGACCCGCCAGAGTTTTCAATCCACAGACAGGCGGTGTTGCACTGATCGACGTTGTTATCCACGATTGCGGTATTCGTGCCGCCGATGCCGCCAAGATAAATCAGTCCTTTGGTAACTATAGCGAAGAAGGTGCTGTATCCCGTTGCTGACCCGCTGCCCGTAGAGGCTGCGGTATTCACGGTGTACTGATTAAGAGAAGGATTGCTTGAGGCAACTGTAAGCGTTTGACCGCTCAGATAAGTTGGTCCGGCGGAAAAATAGAATGTCACTTGCTGTCCCGCGCTCGGAGCCGGGCCTACCATTGTCAGCGTAGTCGATACTCCAGATACAGTGGTGTAGGCAGTAACGCCATACTCGCGAGCGTAGCCATGCATACACAGACCCTTAACCGCTAAATCCTCCTGTGATCCGTCAGTGTGCGCGGGGCCGAAAATAGATGTTACGTTCGCCACTCCGGTCAATGCAAACCCACGCGGGTTCGCATAACTGGGAGAGCACTGGCCCAAACCCTCCCCTACAACACCAGAATTATTATCCAACGGGAACATGGTGCCCCCATCTGATTCTGTGATCTGCCAATACGTCGAATTGTCTACCAGAAACAAGACCGCTTTTGTTGGCGACATACAGCCGGTGATCGAATTGGCAAGCGTCTGGGTCGTCGCCCCAAACCCGCGCAAGTCGATTGTGCCGCCAGCGGATGGCAGTTGATTGCAGGCGGCTTGGATGTAAACGTCTGCTGTCTGGCCAGAGGCTCCGCACCATGCGGGCGGTGTATTTCCGTACAATGGAGAAGAAGATGGCCATCCTGTATAGCACACCGCTGGATTTACAATAGCTGGAGTTCCACCCAGATTCGACAAAGCCGCACCTGCTGTAGTCGCGCCCGTGCCGCCCTCTAGAATCTGACACACGCCACCCGCACATCCTGTCGCAATCTGGACGCTATTCGCAGTATCAAGCGATCCAAAAGTTGCTCCCGATGTATAGGATGTGATGACCACGTAACCGATGCCAGCCTCTATGAATCCGTCATTTCGCGCATACGGCGTATATGCTTCCCAATTACCGCGCCAGTTGAGGGGCGGTCCTGATGGGCCTACTGGTCCGGGCGGTCCTATCGCTTGCGGAACAGGAACGCCATTTACGCACACATACATCTGCGTATTCGTCGGCCAGCCAGCTAAGAATACCGGCAGTGCCCCTGAGCAGGTAGACGGCACAGTCGGGTACAAAACCAGCCCGCCATAGCTCGGATTTACCACCCATTGCCAAGCCAGGTTGTAGTAACTGCACGTGTACACCGTCGCTGGACTCGTGCCGGTGTTCGTGTAGAGAGCGCCCGCATTCGCAGATGTACAGTATGGCGGCGGCGGAGGCGTGCTCCCGCTGGACTGTGAATGAACCATCGGCGCAAAGATCGCAGCCAGTGCAAGAATCGAAATCGTTAAAATTCGCTTCATCGTATCTCCTTAATAACCATCCGCAATCCATTGTCCAACATCTGAACTTCCGTATCCGCCAAAGTAAAAACCGCTTGTTGTTATCGACGAGGCCGTGGTGCATTGTCCGGCTCCTGCGTTCTCATTCGACACCACCACAACAGGGGAGCATCCGGCTGTAAACGGTGTCGGGAACGTAACAGTTGTATTGTGAGAAACCGTTCCAGAAAGCGGACCCCATTGATGGATATGCCCGGTTGGGTCTCTTACCCATGATCCATTTCCGTTACTACCTGACGTGAAACCGTTTGATGCTGCTGTTACGCGCCCCTTTGCATCGACAGTGATGTCAGCACCAATGTAACTTCCCGCTGTCACGCCGCTAGCCGCCAATGTTGCCACTGCGCTACCTGGTCCATTCGCCGTCACGTCGCCGGTAAGGGCCGTAATCGCGTTCGAGTCGTCAGATGCCCAGCCAGCTCCACCTGTATCGGGATCGGTTACGTTGTTGTCTGTCGTGCTCACCCAGTAGCCGTTTCCGCTGGCCATCAACACGCGAGCGCCCGTCGGATACCCCCCGATTGCGGACGAGAATGCGGAGTTGTATGGGAACCCACCGCCAGCGCACATCCATACATCCACTGCGCTCATCTGGTAGAGGATTCCATTCATGTCGGCCTTCGAGGGCGGAATTCCCCCCGACGCGACAGGCGTAGCGCAGAGCGGTGGAAATCCATCTGTCAAACTGGCAGCGCCTGGAGTAATCCCCGTCTGTGACGGGACAGGGATAGGATTCGTCTTGGATGAATCACCCGCGGCCCATGCCTTAACGATTTGTGATGGTACGCTGCTCAACTGCATTGTCTCTCCTCACGCCACGCTGTACGGGTTGCCGACAGGCATAAACGGAGCCTGCCCAAACGGAGCCGCCCCATCGGTCATGCCGCTGAAACCAAATACAGGCAGAGGCGAGTTGACCATCCAACCGCCCACGCCTGCCGGTCTGAGAAAGATTCCGCTCTGAGTAATAATATCAATCTCGAACGGTTCTAACGCAAACTCGAATTGATAGCGAATCTCCATGTTTCCCAGATCGTTGACGTATGCCCGCCCGCGCCCCGCCATCCACTCTAGCAACAGCGTGTTGATCGAATACGAACTGTCCCGCGAAATGTTCGCAAGCGCCTTGAGCAGAATCAATTCCAGGAACTGCGCGTCGGTCAACACCGTTACCGGGTTCGTCGGAATCGTTCTGGTGACTCCAACGATGCGCCCCCAAACGTTGTCAAGAAACACTCCCTGTGCTGTGTCCACCTGCCAGACGTGAGTAAGAAAAGCATCCAAGTCTGCGGCGGGGTCAACTGCCGCATTGAACGATTCGATGAGCGCAAGGATGGTTGGGCTGTTAGCATACTGACTGATCAGGGTTTGTAGGACATTTTCCATAGCTAGATGCTCACCACGCTGATATCCGCGCTGCTCAATGTTGGCACCTGGTCGATTCCCATTGCCGCCTCATAGCCGGTTGGCGAAGCCGTCAGGCCAACGAAAATGCTAACGAGCGATAGCCCTGGGACGGCCGCGAAGATCGCTCCGGTATAGCTGAGTGCCAGAATCAGAGAAGCAATCCCGGCAGGCGTGTTGCCGTTCTCGCCGTTAAACTGTGCGATGATCGCGTTTTGAATCAGAGTCGCATAGTCCGAAGGCAGCGCCGCCGCGTTCGTCACAGTTACGGCGAAATACACCGGCGTTGCAGCGGGAACAATATAGCTCACCCCGTAGGCTGGATAGTTGGGTGCGTACTGGGGGCGAGTATCGTAGACGATGACAGTTTCAACTGACCCTACACCGGGGACCGTGGACCCCGCTGGCCAGTTTGGCCATGCACTGTAGGAGCAGCCGCCGTCTTTGGCGAGCCAGATAGCTTGTGTGATTGCGCTGGGCGAGCCGCCAACGACCGCAACATAAATTGAGTGTGGGGCAAGCGGGTAATTTGTCGTTCCATAATTGACTGTTCCTCCTGATTGATTGTCAATCACGTAGCAGTCGAGCACGCCAGCAACGGCGTACACATTTGCGAAAATGGCATCTGTCGTCCCGTGGCTGTTGAGCGCAACAGAGTTCTGACGGCGAAGTTCAAAGGCTTGCGAACTTTCCACATCGGAGCCAAGGATACCAGCCGCCGCATTTGTCACCGTATCCCATCCCGGCACGGTCTGATAAAGTTTCGTGAGTGTACCTTCTACGCATGGAATCGGCCCTGTGGCGACGTTGGAGAACTCGGCAGGGATTGTACCGCCTTCACCTATCGTGACGGCTCCTAGAAGCTGGTAGACGTTCTGAGAGGTATCCAGCGCAAGGACTCCGGTAGGAATGTAGGTTCCCGGCAAGCCGCCGATGGTAGCAATGACGACCGTGGAAGAAGCCGGGTTGCGCGTCATGAAGTAGATGCGGCCTATTGCATCCTGGAATCTTCCCTCAGCATATTGCGGATCGACCTGGTTTGCAATGTAGGCAATGGCGCTGTTCTTGTCTGAGATGACCGCCGAATTGCTCGATGCGATCTGCCCTTGCGGCGTGGCGAGTGCGGGGTTGACTCCTCCGCCAAAGGCCGCGTTGATGTCGGACTGAACGCCAGCAAGGATCGCCGCGTCCGTCGGGAGTACGACGCCGGTCGTGAGCCATTGAATTGGAGGTACGCTGGTCGTTGCCATCAGAAGTTCACGCTCGTTTCTGTCTCGTCGCTCGTACTGAACTGAACCTGCCCGCTGATCTCGCGGCCCGCAGATGAAGTGATAATCGTGTTCGCCGTTACCACTCCCGGCACCGTCAATGCCGCGCTATTCAATGCCGCCGCGATCTGCGAAGAAGTCGGATTCTGGCCTAAAAGCTGCTGCCAATAGGATATACCTTGCGTTGTGTCGTACCAAAGCTCCCCTAAAAACAGGCGGCACGCGCTCGCCACATCCTGAGCAACAGCGTAGGGGGGGCTTGCAAGCGCAATGTTCCCGTTGGAGTCGAGAACCAAATCCCAAACCAAATTGTCCAAAAGCAGCGTATTCATGCTACTCACCCTTCAAGATCGTAGTCTTGCAATACGACGGCATGGGCACCCCCGTATACCCAAGGCCGACTAAGAAAGGCTGTATGTTCGTTGTGAACCAGTCAAGCCAATCTGAATTGACCAGCGCGAGCGGCGTACCGCCCGTGTTGTATGCCGCCACATCGGGAGCTACTAGGTTGATCGTTCCCGTTGAATAAGCTGTCACAGATGGAGCTTGCACAAGCACGGCAGTAAGCGATTGGAGGGTAATACCAGACGACGAAAACTGAATGAACTGCGTTGGCGTCCCATTCAGTAGCCCGCCCAGGTACATCCCATCTGCGAAGTCGTGCATCCTGAAACTGCCGGGGTTGGCTTGCGCTTTGGTACTCTTGACGTTCGTAATGTCTCGGCTGGCAAAGACTGCAATGCCGATGTCTCCCACTTGCGGATCGATGATGATTGCATTCTCTCCGCCCTGGATGCGCAAGTAGGGAAGTCCTAACATCGTCACATGAGGAACTCCAACCATTTGCCCAGCCAACGAACCCATCTGGTTCACTAGAATCTGCACATCAACCGTTCCAACCGGGGATACGCCTCCATCGTTTGAGCAGGCCGTGACCTGGACAATGGTTGCCGTCTGCACCTTGGAAAGCATCTGCTGAATCATAAAACGCAGATTGTTATACCTTCCCCACAACGATGCCGGCTGGAGGAATCCCCACGGGTTAGAGAATGCCGGAGAACTCATGAGCCGCCTCCCGATAGAACCTGTCCGATGTTCCCGAAGTCTCCAGATACCGCCTGAACGGAGCTTTGCCAAGGACCGCCGGGGAACTGACTCGTAAGTTGATGAGACAGAGATGTCACAGTCCATACATCGTTTGCTTGCGGAATTGAGGACTGAATCTTTACTTGGCCTCCGAGCAGGATGGTTGGGTTATAAAGGCAATCGAATGTTACTCCACTTGAATTGAAAAGAGGGTAGCCGATGAGTCCAGTCTGAGGGGAGATAAGGGGAACCGCAACTACAGAATTCCTTGCTTTCCCCCAAGGAACAATTGCCAGTGTCGGAGGATTCGTGGTTGCGTCAATGTACATCCAGAATCGGTATGCATCCATCATCGACCGGGCCTGTTCCATTGCCGTATTCCCGAAATATGAGCCTTTTGTTACTGCCTGGTTGACGATGCTACCGTCAGAAGACGCGTTTTGGAATGAGAATCCCATCGCTTGCGCCAATCGAGACATTACTATTCCGACCGTCGTATTCGATGAAATGCTAAGTGGGTTTGCGGAATTTACAAGGGCTGAGTACGCTCCCGCTGGATTCGTCTGTATTATTAGGCACGTCTGCGGCATACCGCTGAAATCCGCCCATGCGTTCAGCACCTGACCATTATACAAAAGAGTTTCCTGTGATCCGTCAATCGCGTATACCTGAACAGTGTACGCACTGAAATCCTGACTCGATAACCCAAGAATAGCCGTCTTCCACTGGAGGCTTGTCAGTTGGTTTAGCTGGCTCGGCGTGAGTCCGTATATGTTCGCGCTCATAGTTCCCATGTCAGCACCACCGGCATGGTCAATGGAGACGCTTGCCCTTAGACCCTGCATCGTAATGGTGTTTGCAGTCCCACCGGAAACAGTAAACGGAGTCATCCAACTGCCTAAAGTAAAGATAAACTTTAGGTCTTTGATGTTCTCGAAACTAGATGGAGAGGCCATAGACCTCCCAGTCCGCCGCATCCAAGTATAGCAGCAACCAACGAATCCCAAGCCCTGTATATACCGGGTCTGAGGTTCCCTGCGTGTCATTGAATACAAGCAAGCCAGTGAACCCCAGATACGCTGTCGGGATAAGATTTACAAGGTTTTTACATTGAACAGAGTATGAAATTGCCGCCCCGTTGACAAGCGCATCAAAGAACATACACTGATTTTTCACGTAAATAGAAAAAGCGCAGAGCTGCCCGTCTAGGGTGACTTGGAACTGCTGTGAGGGAACGGGTTGAATGGGGATCGTCTGCATTACCGTGCCCCCCCTGCAAGAATAGCGTCGATAGAGTCTTGGCTCAAAACAGGCGTGTCATTTCCGTTTACTGTTCCGCCGTTTGTTGTCGAGGTTGCGCTTGGGGATTGCGGCGAAGTAATCCCGGTCGTTCCAGCCGGAACATTGGTCAGCGCCGCCGTGACCTGTAAAACCTGCTTAAGTGATACTTCCACGATCAGCATCGTAGCGCCATGCGTCGCTGTGCGCTGGTAGCTGTACCGCTCAATCGTGCAAGCGCCATTAGGTGCAACATACGAAGCGTCCGGCGTAAGTACGTTATAGAGGGCGGTTGACTGACAAGCTACGTCAAGCGCAGCTAGAAAATACATCTTTTGCGCTTCGGTTCCGCTTAGAGCCAAAGTTAGAATCGGATTGGAAGGGACAAACACCTTGTTAAAACTAGCGAACGCTGTCCCTTGATTTGCATTGTTCGCCTCAACTGGAAAATCGCTGACCTGCATCGAACGCTCGAACCCGAACGAGAGCACGGAAAGCGTTCCAACGTCTTCGGCTTCCCAAAGGGGCGCATTTGAAGATGTGAAGATTCCCCATAACGGCTCGCTGGAAGACTGGCTAACAGAAGTGTTCTGAGCGGGCGCGATGCTGATATTGATACTCGGCGATCCGGGCGCAGTTCGGGGAATCGCTGGCACGCCAGGATAGTTCGGGACCGACGGAAATGGTATCAGCGCCATTACCAGATTGCTCCATTAAATGCAGGTGCAAACATCCAGTCCATTCCATGCAAAGAGTTTGATACTGAACGACTCTGCGCGGCGGGTTGGTTCACGTTCATCGTGCCAATATGCACGTTCTTGCTGCTATCTGAATGCGTAACGCTCGAATTGGATGTGCTGCTCACGCCAGACGCAACAGAGCTTGCCCCAGAAAGACCTCTGTAGTATTGCTCGGCCAACAATCCGCGTGACGCTGATTCCCCGGCTATGTCCTTCGGTTTCTCGAAGTGGGCGACGATATACGCAGCCTTCTGCGCTTCCGTGAGATAGCTGCCCTTCCCCATCTTGTTTTTTGCGATGTAAGTCAGAAAATCAGCCTGCTGCTTCCATCCCGCCTGACTCATCGGAATCCCATACATGTGCTTGAATTCCACAAGCCAATCAGGATGGAATTGGGCAATACCATAAGCGAGGCCATTGTCTCCGCGCGCATTTGTTGATCCTCCGCTCTCGCTCTGCACGTTTGCAGCCCACGCAGCAGACCATTCCGGCGACATTCCCTTGGAGATAAGATACTTTTCCAATTCTTCATGTGACACTTGCTCATGCACTCCTCCGCCTGGAGCAAGCCCCGACATACCAGCCCGTTTCAGTTGCATCTCGTTCCACTTGCTAATGACCCATTGTTCTCCAGCATTCATCTTATCGACGACAGCGCCCCATAGTTTCGCCGCCTCTGTCATTGCTGGGCTAATCTTGAATTTATCCCACTTCTCCACGAAGTATGACCAGTGCTTATGAAGTTCATAGATTCCAAGTGACAGAGCAGCAATAGCTCCGATAACTGCTAGAATGGGCCAGTCGATAGCTGTAAATGCTGTTCCAATGCCTAGAATGAGCGGTTTTAGTATCTCGAATGAGCCTATAATCCCCATTAGACCCAAGGCTCCAACTCCAGTTCCGGCAATAGCTTCGGTTGTCCCTCCGTGCTTCAACATCCATTTCAGTATTCCATCCAACCTTATCTCAATCTTATGGAGCAACGGCATAAGGTCTGTGAGAAGGTTATTCCCAATCTTATTGACCGCAGTTGATAATACAACCAGCCTCTGCGTTAGATCGGCAGACGCCTTAACCTGTCTGTCTGTCGGGGATAATGCAGCAAGCTCCTTCTGATGGCTCTTAATCCATGCTGGACCCTGCAATATCATGTTTACCACATCTTCGGATAATCCCCCGGCCTCCATAAACGATGCGGCCTTCCAGCGGTTTGGTCCTGTATCAGATTTCTTGAATTTCTCGGCCAATTGCAGAATGGTTGCTTCTGGAGATTGCATGGCCGCAGCTATGGGATTGATGCCCACCATAGCAAATAATTTCTGCAACGGTGGAGTCTCGCCCATCATATATTGGCCGTACATACCGCGAATTTGCCCGAAGAAATTCTGAATTGACGCAGAGCTTCCGCCAAGCTGTTTTGCCATTTGACCCCAGGCTGACAACTTCTGTGCGCTGATGCCAAGATTCTGAGAGAGGTAATATAGATGCGTGTTTGTTTCTATGATGTCTTTTGCGAACGCGGTTACAACTCCCACGCTAACAATGCTGGCGAGAACTGCACCGAAAGATTTTACCGCGCCGCTTAGTCCGGTAAAACCCTTCTCTGTATCTTTAGCAGACGTTTCCAGATCGGCGAGCTTGCTGCGAACACCGGGAGCCTTTGCGTCTACGTCTTTACTGTCGAGTCCGAGGGTGACGATCAGGCTGTCAATCACTGTTGCCATAGTCTACTCCCTCTCGTTTTCTGAATCTACGGCGATGATTTCGAGAAGGTTATGAGCATCTTCTTCCCCGTAGACCGTTTGAAGCTCCAAAAGTGTCGCCAATCGTCTGCCGACTATGACCCCGATTATTTTGGGGACGTTCGCGTACCCGGCTTGTGCTTTTCCGCCGCCAGTGTGTTGCCGAGTGATTCTGAGAGGCCGACGGCGAGAGAAAAATCTAAATGCAATTTCAGAACTTCCCATTTAAGCATGAGCAGCGTCTTGACTTCTTCAACCTGACTCTCAAACAGCGGGTATCCCACCTTGACCGCTGGCTTCTGCGGATTCGGCACGAACTCGACGCACTCCATCAGTTCGGCGAGCAGTGGCCTGATCGAAACGGCGTCAATCGCAAACAGCTTCTTGAGGCCGATTTCCGCCAGCGCCGCCATGCCCAACTGCAAGGCACCGTCAGGAATGTCCACGTTTGCCGATCCGAGCGCAAGCATCACTCGGATAGCCCAGTCTTCCGCCTTTGTCGCGGCCATTTCTGTGAGCAGGAATTGCTTGCCTTTATCCCTGCCCTCAGAGTCCACTGTGTATGTCGAAACTTTACGCGCCATGAATCACCTCGCCTATGCCGGAATCACTGATCCCCAATTTATGCTGAATTCGCGTGCGCCGAGAACCTTACCAGCCGAGGCCACCGAGTTGTAATCCTCCAGCGTTCCTTTGTTGCAAACGTAGGACTGGCCAGTTGAAGGCAGATCGACAATCGCCGTGATGTAGTAGACATCGCGGGCTACGCGCTGGGCACCATAGATCGCCTCGAAAAGCGCGACGCTCGGAGAGTCGGCCTGGAACGAGTAAGTCTGCTTGACCGCGTTGAATACGAGGCCCGCCGTCTTGCGCCCATCGACGCCGATTTGCGTTTCAGTCACCACAACAGCCGCAGTATCCCATGCCTTATCCGTCGAGTAACCCTGCAACTGTACAGGCGAAGGGAATAGCCCCGCCACGATGATGCTGACAACCGAATTCGCAGAGGTAATCGTGCTCGCTCCGCCTGTTAGTGCATTGAGAAATCCGCCCATACGTCACCCCTTTTTAGCACAATTTCATCACAAAACGTTGATGCTCGCCATCGAAAATTGCAGAATCGCTCCGCCGCTGGCATACCAGAAATTGATAATCGGAGTCTGGCCAGCGTTGCGGGCCTCTGCCCCAGGGTCAAGAATCTGCAAATAGTACCCGTTCTTTTGGACCGCGCTTGCCGCGTTCTGTACCCCGGCAGCAGCGTTGATAGCAGCAGCCTGAGTTGAAGAAAGAGTCACGCCAATCTGAATAACGCCATTGTTGAGCGCGTTGTTGATTGGCCCATTGTCGGCAGGAGAAGCAGTGCTGCTCTGTCCCACGAGTGACGCCCGAACAAGGCCGTATCCATATGGGTCATAAGGAATCTTCCCCAGTGTGGTGTAGAGAGTAATCAGCGACAACTCAAATTGGGAGTTCAACCATATCTGGTCAAAAAACAGGTTTGCCCACGGAACGCTCCCAGGCATATTGCCGTTCGAGAAGAACGTGAATCCCTGATTGCGCGATGCGAAGGCTCCGTAGCAACTGTAGCCGTTTGCCAGAAGATTCTCGTAGGTTTGCAGATTTGCGCACGTCGGAGACACAGCAGCAGAGTTTGCCGATTTCCCGGAGAATGTGATGCTTCCGTTTGTCTGTGAATAGTTCACAGAGGCAATCATTCCCTGCACAAAAGCCGCCGTATTCATCACCAAAGGCCCAAGCGTACCGAGTGCCGGATCGCCGCCGATGCACATCAGAGCGTTGTAGTTGTTCGTTTTAGCAACGACTCCAAAAGGCTCAGTGGCATTCTGCACGCTCGCCTGAACATCGCTGTCCCATACAACTGCGCCGTATTGCCCGTTCTGCCCGCTAAACCATGCGGCAAAATCTTCTTTCTGTGTCAGCGTTGGCTCTGTGAGATAGCTCATGCTCGCCCAATTGCGATTGACTGCGATGACGTTATTCATCGCGCTTGCGGGCGTATCAGCCGCCGCGCCTTGCGAGAGCGTTGCGCCAGTCGCCTGAGTCAAGAAGAGATCAGCCGCGAGCGTTCCTGTCGCGTAGGTAATCGTCTCCGTTGCCCCGGTAAGTGTGCTGGTGAAAACAAATGCGCCTTGGACGGCATTCCATGTCACCGCAAAAGGAGGAGTGGTAAAGGCTGCTTGAATCTCCGCCGCCATCAGGCTTTGCGTTGCGACTCCGGTCAGATTGATTGTGCTTGATGTGATCGGAGATCCGGCAAAGTCGATGGTCAGTGTTCCACTGTAGCTCTGGAGAGTGGAGAGAGGAACCCCGGCAAGAGAACCGGACTGCAACCATCCGCCGCGGGCCGCTGCATTGTAGGAAGCAAACAGGATCGAAGAGGGAAGCTGAGTCCCGTTCACCATTCCCGCTGCGTAGATGGAAGCATACGCGTACTCTGCCGACGACGGCCCAAAAAAGTTCGAGACCGTTTGTGCGCTTCCGCCAGTGAGCGCGAAACTCAATACCTGACCCGCAGGCATAAGGGGATTTTCAGTCAATACAAGCCCGTTCATCACCAGACCCGTGCCACCGGGACTAAGCACTGAGGGAATTGCAGAAGCGATAACACTTGCCGGGATCGTCATTTTCTTCTCCTTATGCGTCCGCCATGTCAACGGTGTTCATCTTGAGTGAATCAGCAGCCAACTGCGGCACGCAGATCACAGGGTTGTATTGAAGCAGCATATTCAGAATCCATCGGCGCTCGTACTGTTCCTCGCCGGTAATCAGCGGTGATTCGTTCCCGTCATCGCAATAGAGCGGCGCGATACCTGCCGGGAATTGCGCGGTGGAGTAAGGCGTGCGCCAAACCGTCTTGAGCGCCGCGCACCAGTCGCCCGCTTGCGCTCCGTAAAAGTCCGCTTGAATCATCAGGCGCTTCGGGCCAACAATGTCGCTCTGGAAATTCACTCCATCGTACCACTGATACGGAACCTCCAGATCAGTGCTTGCAATCTCAGTCAGTTCAACGAAACTTCCAACCGGCATAGCAACCCGGTTTACCTGTGCGCGGATGATCTGAGTGGCTCCCACGAACGGCCGTATGAACGCGCCGAGCGCGTCGAACACTGAGTCGAGCGCGATAGAGGGCACGTATTGGATCGGGGCGCTCATCAGTTCACATCCTGTAGCTGGATTGCACAGCGCGACCACAGAGGCCATTGCTCAAGTACGGCAACGGTAAGCCATGTCTGGCTGTCAATGATGACCAGATCGCCGCCCTGTGAATTGACGCGCACAATTGCATCGAGTGGGCCGCGAAGGATGATTGATTTGGTAGCTCCCTGAATGTTGAGGCCGTCAAGGTGTCGAAGATCTGCGGCAGTGAGCGCCTGGACCTGAGCAAATCCAGTAACAGGATCGGCGTAGCTCGGAACCTGCTTGAGGCCGGAGCCGATGGTGTAGCCGGTCGATACCTTCACAGTGACAGAGATATTGGGGTTCACCGTGTCCGTAACCGTGTTGGCAATCGAGCGCAAATCCATCACTGACTCACTTGATAGGAGGTTGAATTAAGCATATCGCCGGTCCAGATCAGCGGCTTTGCTTGAGTTCCTGTCGCCAACTTACGTCCCTTTGCCACATCACGCTGGGCCTGCACCACGTCGCGGGCACGAATGTTCTGCGGCTGATTGCCGAATTTGAAACGCAAACGGAGTGTAGTTTTAGAAAGCGGCGGCGCGGTCAAGTCGATAATGCTTTGCTTGAGTGCCCCATCAATCTCTTCGCCCATGAACGCCAGAGTCCGATGCCCGTCCATCTTGGAACGCTTCAACTCGCCAGCCATCATCTGAGGCCATTTGCCGGACTCGTTCGATACCATTGTGCGGAAGAATGGACGTGGCGGGGAAGGGAACCTTCCCTTATGCCCGAACTCATTCCAGAAAGCAATCGGAGCCTGATCGCTGTCGATGAATCCGACCTGAACTGTTCCATGCGCCCGCTTTGCCAAGTCAAGCAACTTAGCCGTAACCGCATCGCTCATCTTTATGCTTCGGGCAGCCATATTGGAACATCCTCAAAAACCTCATTGCAAGAAACGCGCACTGCTGAAACCGTCGGTAATTCTATCTCTCCATCCTCGATTCGCTCCAGGTCATGCTCCAGTTCGGAAGCGTCAATCGAGAGCGTAACCGTTAAACCGGACGCGGCAACCAATTTGTCCCCAATCTCGTTCCAGTGAATCCCTCAACCCGTGTTGGTTGCGCGAAATACTTCATGCCTCGGTAGCAGGTCGTCGCTTGCCAGAACGCCGCTCCATACTGCGATTGCTGGAACCACGCGCCCGTACCAGGCGTCGCTGGCGTGAAGTCGAACGTAGCCCCCACCGCGCCCTCATTGGCCGCACTGACGCGGCCTACGGGCCGGGGCTGGCCATCAGCGGTGAGCAACCCGCTCAGGAACGCGATATGCGCCGTAATCATGTTGAGAAGCGTGCCGCGCAACGTCACATCCTGCACGATGCTACAGTCTGTGTTGTTGAGATACAGGCCAGCCTCAGAGAACATCGAAGCGAACAGCGTTGGATTCGCACTATAGGCCGCTGTGAACTCAGGGTAGCGGCCTATAAAGGTTGCGGGATTGAAAACGGCGATCACGAATTGGCAGGCTCCATTACAACGCCATCAATTTTGGCCGTCTTGCTCATCGGCTCGAACCCAGTCTTAACCTTCTCGGCGTTCTTGGCCTTCGACTGCGCTTCCTGGTCTGAATGCGCCTCGAATATAGCCCGCGTCTTCAAAGGTCCGAATCCCTCGTATGCTTCTTTCCATGCGGCCCAAAACTCAGCGTCAACAGGCGTGGTAGAAAACATCTTGGGCGGAAGATAAATTCCGCTTTCAGTCTTCGCCTCGTAAACCCCCGCAAGCGTCACGGTCAGATTGCGGTTCTTGGGGTGATGCAACACAAGGCCGTTCGGTAGACGGCAACCAATGAGAACTGTTTCCTTTGCCATGATTCCCTTTCAAGGAGCGGCGCTAGGCCGCGCTGAGGCCGCATCTCTGCGACTCCTGTTCAATGCCAGTACAACCAAACATCTTGCAGATTTAGCACCCAAGCATCTGCGCAATCAGGAACGGGCGGAACAGAATCGTTCCCCATGTGCCTTGGCTTTGCTTCTGCTTGAAGCTCGACAGTTCGATCTTGATCGGATGCGCACGCAGTTTTTCGGTAAAGGCGGTAGTTGCCGTCCTCTGTCCCTGCATCTCATCCGCGATCAACTGCACGAGGTTGCCGGACGTGGTTGCGTATTCCGGGGCCGTCTCGATCTTCATCTTCGGGAAGTTTTTCTTGAGCATATCCTGCACATTAACGTTGTAGCTGTTCGTCAAGGTGAGATACACCTGAGAGTCTGGCGACATTGCCAAAGTCATCGGCGAAGCCATGTCGAGTTCGACAAGTCCATTGGCCTGGGCGACAAGTTGGCCGTACAAATACTTGATGTCGTTGTAGACCCAGATCGCGCCATTCGTGTCGGTTGCTTTCTGCGCCCATGTGACCAGATTGGTAACAGCAGGAATGGGAGCAATCGGAGCCGAGAGCGATGGATCATTGAGCAGGCCGTAGTTTGCCAGACCTGCAACGCCAAAGAAGTAGCTCTTGTTCTGAAACTTGTTCAGCGTCAGAACCGAAGCGATGCGCTGGCGATTGGCCCAGTCAATGCGAGCAAGGCCCATCTTTTCCAGTTCGCGTTCGCCCCACTGCGTGATGACCTGGTAGGTATACGACTGGCGATTGACCCAATTCACGTTCGCGCCAGCGATGCCCGTCTCAGCGTAGTCGCCATAGGACGAAACCATGCCGGTAGACTCGACAATCGGGAACATCGCTGTTTCCAGTGTCCAGTCGCCCTTCTTGGTTTCCTCGCCGACGATCTCCGTTGCCTTCATCGGGGCCACAAGGACTTCGATCACCTTGGGGTCGATGTAGGTAGACAAGAACGCGGGGATGCCGCTGTTCGAGACTGTCACCAGAGCGGGTTGAGCATCCATAGCCAGCCGACCGCCGCGTTCCTTTTCGGTCTGCTGCAACTGGGCATCAACCCCCATGAAATTGATGCCCCACTTCTGTGATACTGATTCGAGATGACGGTCCATTACGCACCCCACGTTGTGATTTGTACAAGTTCTCCAACAGCGGACGACGTGCCCTCTGGCGGGAACGCTGACCAGTTGGTAAGTTGAACACTGGCGGTCGTGGTGAGATTGTCACCAGCCGCATAAGCGGTTGCCGGATTGCTCAAGGTGTAGATTCCGGTCGATCCAGCCGTACCGCTGATTTGCGATTCCACGACCGTGTTCGCCGGAATGTTCGCGCCTGTGGTAGCATCCACGACCGGCTGGCCAACGCCGAAGCTGCCCGCCCCGACTGCCGTTACTGCCACCGTGTAGCCAAATGTGAGAACGGCGACGGCCGATGCCACGTAAGCCGTGCCGCGAACTGCGGTCGTATAGACGCCCGTCGAACCCGTCGTTCCGCTTGTCTGCCCGGTGATGGTGTTGCTGGCCGGATAGCTGGCGTGCGTGATGGAATCGCCGATGCTGATGTATGTGGAAACCGCCGTCACGTTGACGACATTCCCAAAACAGGTAACGGTTCCACCCGTGCAGGTTTCAGCCTTGCTCAGAGTGTAGGTTCCCGCTGCGCCCGTGGTGCCTGCGGTCTGTGCGATGATCGTGGGCGCATCTGTGATGCCAGAACCGCTCACCGTGTCACCGATGCTGATGAGGCCGGTAACGGCAGTCACAACTAAGGAGGTAGACGCAACCGAGGCCGTGCCGGTGAACGTCGCGCCCAAGCTCGCCGTGTTGGTAGAGCCGAGCGTTGCCGTGACCGATCCCGCAGTTGCGGCGGCAGTCTGGAGCGAGCCGTCAATGTACGACGCATAGAGCGTGCTGTAGCACGTGATGGACGACGGGCCGGTGTTCTTGTCCAGGAAATCGCCTTGCCGCATGAGCGTTACCGGGAATCCAGGAGGGATAATCGAACCCGCAGCCTGCAAATACTGAGTCAAAAGTCCTTGCTGGTCACGGTGTACGAATCCATCTGGAGGCGCTGGATACTGGCCGGAATTGCTAACCGTTCTCCCGTCCGCGGCGATCCATGCAAACTGACCGACGGTAACGCCGTTCGGACCCGCGATCAATGCCCCACCGTCAGTCGTGAGAGTGGTCGCACGAGGATTTGCACTTGCAAAGTCTCCCTCTACGCCCAAAGGGTTGTAAAGGTTGACTCGCGTCTGAAAACTTCCGATTAAAGGGCTTCCCATGTTCTTCTCCTCACATCACCTGAATTTGACGGCCTGCGCCGGTGAACTTCTCTTCCACTGAAACCGCATCGAACGCCACACGCGGCGCAGGCTTGGACGCCTGTTGCGCCAGATTGAAGAGCGCCCGCAGAGCCGGAACGCCAACCACATCCTTGTGATCAACCTTCATCTGGTCGAGCGCAAAGCAGTAAATGTCGGCGGCGGAATCCTGGGCCAGAACATCGCCCACGACCGTGCGGACTGCTCGGCGGGCTTCGTCGGAGGCGCGAAGATCGGCCTTGAACTCATCCATTGCCTTTTTCGTGCCATCCTCGGCGCTGCAATCCTTGGCTTTCTTGTCCTTGGCGCGTTTTTCCAGGCGTTCCTTGCGCTCTTCCTCAGACTCCTCTTCGGAATCGGCGGCGCGGCGCTTTTCACGCTCTTCGAGCTTCTTTTTCTCTTCGGCTGACACCTCTTCGGCGTCTTTGGCCTTTCCGTCTTTCGATTCGCCGTCCTTCGCCTTCTTGTCCTTGGCTTCATTCTCCTCGCGAGCCTTCTTCTCGGCCTCGGTTTCCTCTTCGGATTCCGCGTCCTTGGCAGCTTGCATCGCGGCCAGCGTCTCAGGCTTGCGAAGCTCGGAGTCCATGGCCAGGAGCTTGGGTTCGAGCGCCCGCAGGTCGCACTGTTTGCGCGTCAGGCCGATCACCAGAGGCTTGAGAGCGGAGTCTGCTGCCAGCTTGGGCGATGCAGCACAGAGAATTGCGTAAAGAGCTTTGCCGAATTTCGTTTCCATCTTCTTCTCCAATTCGTTGTCCGCCGCCATCACATCCGATCCGGCGCGGCCTGATTTAACCAACGCAACGTGATTGCCTTGAATATCGCGCATCACCCCGTCGTACCGCTGCCCCTCGTACATCCCCGGCGTCATGTCCGCCCGGTAACGATACGAGGATGAAAGCTCCCGCACGGTGTCTGTTTCCACTCCGGCGATTGCTTCCACATCCCAAATGCAAAGGTCCGCAATCAGGTATGGAGCCTGAAACTCCACATCTGAGCCGATTGTCCCCGCGATACTCCCCTGTTTGGGATCGTCCGCGCTGACTGCCGTGTGAACGAACATCAATTGATTCCGAGCAAAAGACGGAGCGGCTTTCGCAAGTTCGCCCGGATCGCGTAGCAGGTAGTACACTTGCTCCGGCTCCAGGCCCAGCTTGTCCGAGTCTGGAATCTCGCGCCCGTAATAGGGATTGACTGTCGCCTTGGAGATTGGCGTCCGCAGAATATGCAAGCGTCCGTCCGCGTCGTATCGCCGGTTTAGCAATTTCGAGTCGCAAGCGATCTCCATAGCTGTCTCGATTTCGAGAATTGCACTATGAAAACAGGAATGCAATAGCGCTCTTGACAATCGAAAGGCAAGACGTGTATTGTTTGGTCATGCCACCATTACGTCGAGTTCGCTGTATCAACGGACACCTGCTCAAAACGAGCAAGAAGCGCCAACGCTGCCCGATTTGCCAGTCCAGGTATCTGCGGGAGTGGCGGGCGAGACAGAAACGCAAAGGAGACTCCAATGCAACACGATGAACTGCGCGACACGCTGGCAATCGAGATCACCCGCGAAATCTTCTCAGCGTGGTGCGCCAAACCAGAAAAAGACACACTGAAGGAGTTGCTGGAAAATGTTTACAACTTTGTTGATGCTGTGCTTTCTAAGCGCAACGTGTCGAAGCCGGTAATCACGCACCATGACTAACCTTTTCGCCAACGCGGTATTCGTCGCACTCGCCCTGCTTGCATGGTGGGCGCTCAGGAGGAACAAATAATGAATTTATTGAGATTGTGGTGGAACGGACCAGCGATGCCAACCCTTCAAGCGATTACAAGTGAAGAGATGGTGTTTAGATGTAGCAAATGCCACTTGCTAATCGAAGGAACACGCAACTTTGCGATGCACGAGAATTTGTGTGAGAGTGGGAGGCACAAATGACATTACCAAGGTTCGACATTATCAATGGCAACATATTTCTTAAACCTGATGGAATGTGCGTTCATTCAGCTCTGGTGGACGAACTAGAGATGAAACTTGCTCACGCTGTCGATCTTCTTAATGTATGGCGCGATGCGTTTGGGGCCGAATGCTACAACGACGCGCTTACTGCTCACGACCTGGAGACGGAGAAGTTTCTACAGGCGTCCACATCCAACAAAAGTATTCTCGGCATAAAATTGGACATCCCTATGCCCGAAGGGGCGGCTATTCCGAGGGCGTCCAAGGCAGAACAGATCGGCCCTGGCAACGGCAAGAAATAAGCTCACCCGGCCAGATGAACTTCTGTACCGCCGAATCCCACATCCCCTTCGACACATCGTACCGCTTCCCGTTCATGGCGACGTGAGTCGGCCTGGGGGTCTTTCCCGCATGGGAGTGGAGCCAGATCGCCTCGGTGATTCCCAACTCGTTCTGACGCGCCCGCTGCACTACCGCTGAGGCTTTGTTTGACTGGTCCCGGCTGATCAGCACAGCCCGATTCGCCGCGACGTGGTAACGCGCCCGAATCTCCGCCGCCATCGACTTGAGATCGCGCCCCGCCGCATAGTTGCGCATCACGATGCCCTCAACCTCCTGCAAATACTGAGAGGGTATCGACTTGATTAACCCCACATTCTCCGCAAGGGACGCCTCAAACGCATCGCGCATGGCGGGGGTCATGGTGAACTCGATAGACCAGCCCGCCTCGCGTAGCGCCATCCGCATAGCCGCGCTGGTTCCCCTGAATTGGTTCTTGAGGAATGAATCGGCCACTTTGGGAGCCATATCGTCAAACTTTCCCTGCCAGCGTTCCGCCAGCTTATTGAACTCGAATTGCATCTGCTCTGCTGGCGTTGAGTCGGTTGCTAGGACCGGCGGCGCGGCCTTGCGCTGGGCCTGTAGCCAATACTCCACAGAATCGGCCATCTCCCTTATGAGAGCGGTCATGCGTCGCTGATACCGCTGTCGAGTGCCAGCGTTGGGCCACACTGCGCGGGCTATGCGGGGCTTGTTCATTCTCCCTCGATAGTGGGATATTGGCCGGGATGCGCCAAAGCAAAAGCGAGAGGCATAATCGCACCAAGATGTGGCTGATAGACAAGGATATCCGCCCCAGCGGCTATTTGCTGCCGCTCTTCATCGGAAAAACGATACCTGGTAACGCTTGCCTTAAAGTTGTCTGTTTGGATGCGAGCTACGATGATTGGCAGATATTCCGGCTGATCTAAAGCAATCACCTGCTCCGCAAATACTTCCTGCTCTGTGAACACCGGAGAAACTGATGTCATTTTTCACCTTCTTTTTTAGGCCTGGCTGAAAGCAACACTGGATGCGTTGCCTTGACGAGCAGGTGGATGTCCACAACTTCCAACTTCGTCAGCGGCCTTGGCTGACGCAAAATGAATGCGTCTCCTCTCATATTGAATCCCTCATGCGTTGTATCCTGCGCTCAAACTTCTGGCGCTGCTTGCGATTCTTCGGTTTAGGCAGTAAAAGCCGAACAAACGCCTCATGCAGGGCGCGGCTGTTTTTCTTCTGTTTGGGAGTCATGCTCATGCTGTATCCTTTAGTGAATCGCATAAATGCACTGCGTATTCCCATCCGACAGAACCCAATTCCTTAGCCCCGTATCCTTCCATTTTGCTGTTTACAAATGCCGGTTTTCCGCTTTTTGTCATCGTTACCCGGTATCCTTTTTCTACTGAATCCTCAATAAAATCTCCCACTGACTCCGTATACCCATTTCCAAAGTTGCGTTCGATATTTAGAGCTTCTGAGCGCCGTTTAGATGTTCCCACAAAATCCGCCCGCGCCCCACTATAGAATCCAGCGGCTTTATTGGATTCCTCTTTGGCTATTTTATATGTAGGATCAGATTCAATTTCCTCTTTCGATTTACCTTGTCCGCGAAGGTCTTTTATTACCTTCATAACAGACTCATGCGCCGTCTTACGCGATGGGGCGGTCTTTGCACCTCCACCGCTCCCAAACTTCCCATCATCGTCTCTAGGATGCTCACTCTCCACAAATTCAGCGTCATATCCGAGCGCCGAATCTGTCCCTCGTGCCAGGTTTGCGCTCTCTTCTTCCTCGTCCGGCGGCGCAATCTCCTTAGAAATATCAATGCCCTGGTACCCCGACTCAGGATCACGCGCCAGCCGCTCGCGCTCTTCTTGCGCATCGATCACGCCCCTGTCAATCAGGTTCCCGGCCCGGATGCTGTCGTTGACCCGGATGGTTGATTCCTGCTCTTCCGTCATTTCGTAGAGCGGGACAAATTCAAACGTGATCTCAGGGTCAATCTCCCCGTACATTGACATCTGGATGATCTTGAACATCTTATCAATCGCATTGCGCCAGTGTGCCTCTTGCTGGGCATGTATGTAGTCGTACCAGATACGAACCTCACCTTCGGCCACGTTGCCGAAGCCTGAAGGCGTAATGCCTGTTAGAACGGTTGCAGGCTCTCTCGATACGACGCAAAGCTGCTCAAGCGCCTGGGACTGGAGTTCATGCAACCCGCCCAAGGGAACGGCGATCTGCTCAAGCTCTTCACGGTCCTTGTCCAGAGCCATCACTCCCTTGTTGCTCCGCGTGGCCGTGAACAACTTGATGCGGGAGAACAGGTTTGAGCCATCATCCCCGCCCGTGAGTACCTGGTCCATCGCCGTCTTGAGAACCACAATAGAGAAGTTGTTGATGAGGTCTGAAACGCTCTGCCTGGTCCGCAGCCAATTATTTACATAAGGCTCTGCGAGTTGTGAAAGGCTCATACCAGAGAAGTTGAATGCGGGCTTGAATATGTCAGGCACTTCGCGGGTGACAATGACGATTATCCGCGATGCGTCCCAATGCTCACCCATGACCCACCAGCTATCCGGCCTGTAGAAGTTCGGGCTGGAGGGCGTCAGTGAGTTGTACATCAGCGGCGTGGTCCATATCGGATCGACGTTCTTGAATCCAATCAGGCTGTCTTTCTTGACCGTCCGCGGGTCGATGACGAGCGGCGTCTTTAGGTCCGCTCCCTTGATGTTGATGAGAATCTGCCCCGTTCCGTAGAGTGCATCATGCTCGGCCGCCTTGCGGATGATGCCCTGGATTCCAAGCGCAGTGAACGCCTGCTCAATCTCAGTAATCTTCGTTTTTGTCGATTCGTCCTCGGTATCTGTACTGTTGAATTTAATCCACTTGCGCGTCAATTCTGTGGCAAGCGCCGTTGCCATGTTGCGGTATTCTGAGCGCAACGCCAAGAGCATCAGATACGGATAGCCGGGGAAGCCTTCGACATTGCTGTACGCATAAAGCTGTGAGCCGAACTGAGGCCCAGCGTCCATTGCCAGCCGTGCGCACTCGTAGGCTGGCTCGGAGTCCATTGCCACTTGTGCTATGACCCCGTGTGGAACTACTCCCTTCGGTATCACGGGGATCTGGATGGGATAATGGACACGTTCAACTGGTTCCTCAAGTGCCAGACGAATCGCAGATGTGCTGATTCGCTGCGTTGCAAGTTCGTTACCTTTGCGTTTCCTTTCGCGGTAACGGCGGACACGATCACTGCTACTTGACGGCGGTGCGGTTGGCTTCTGATTCTCCATTAGAGGCACACTCCGTAACGATTATGCACCATTTCGCGCATCTCGTCACGCAGGAAATAACCATCGGCGAAGAAATCACCTAAGCGTGTCCAACCGTTACGGTAGTCGAAACACTGCGCTCCCTGCCAGTCCGGGAAGCTGCTGCGAAGGCCATCCACTAGGCGTAGCTGGCTCTTCCTGTACATCACCGGCGTCTGTTCTGCCTGCATATCCTCTTCGCTTCGGCGCTTTCTCATTTACGCCCTCATTGCCGCCGCTATTGCCGCGTCGCTTACTAGAAGTGATGATGTTACCGGCGAAGCAAACGCCATGACAAACGCATCTGCCAGGTTCGGTGACGGCACAGAGCCGCCAATCCGAGTAGACTTTGCGAGGTCTTCCTTGCTCTCCACCTTCACCCTGCCATTGCGGTCAAAGTCGCGCTTGGGTGTGGAGAGTTCCGTTTTCAGCTTTTCCAGATGCGGCATATCACTGGAAATGCTGATTAGCTTGTCATCTTTGAACTTCTCGCCGCGATTGATTGCGTTGTAGGTATTCCGAAAGCGGTCTGCGATGTTCCACCATGCCTGGGCCTTGAGATTGCAGAAATAGTCCTTATTCTTGATTTGGTTCTGGCGGTCCGCCACGTAATACTCGTCGGGACGCTCTACCGCTGCCCCGGCATTGAACTTCGCATACCGGACACGAAGGTACTTGTCTCGCACCTGGTTAAGTTCATCGAACTTTGCGCCACATGATGCCCCTACGCCAATACTGTCATATCGAATATCTGCCTTGCGCTCGGACGCCGCTGCATAGGTCCGCATACAAGACTTGAGCAGTTCATCCTCACGCGCCCGCCACTCATCTGACCAGAGCGCCACGCTACCGTGCGAGTAGACGTTCGCGCAGGCGTCCTCCCCATCGTCGGCCACGTCGAAGCCGATGGTGTGCTTTCCCGTAGCCTCAAAGCCTAGTTTGAGATGCGCGTCGATTGCGGCTTCAATCCAACTGCGCTTAATGACCGCGCCCTCGGCGTCTTGCTTAGGGTTTCCTAGATAGATGTGTTGGTAATCGTCCTCAGACTCTTTCCTGCATCTGGCTATGATTTTACGGGCCGTCTCCGACAGGAACGGATTCTCTTCATAGTTGATCTTGCGTACAATATAGCCTTCGGGGGGATTGACCACGAATCTCTGATAGGCGAAATCAGTTGCATACATCGGGTTGAAGATCAGCCAGATTTCAGAACCATCCTTACGGTTGATTGTGGCTTCGAGTACATCCCACTGCTCTTTAGTGAGAAAGTGCGCCTCTTCAATCCACGTCACATCAATATCTTCGAGTGAACGGATTTCCTGGAGGTTCCGCGCCAGACCGTAAAAGATGAACTCTGAGCCATTTACTTTGTGACCGATATGACGATCTGTTACGTCAAATTCGTCAGTCCAGCCAAAACGCTCCATCTGGAGCCTAAGGAGCGTGTAAACCGACTCGGCAATCTTGTTTTGAAATTGCCGCGCACAAAGGAATCGCACTCTGCCAGCCTTCGCCATTAAAAGTGCATTGCCTGCTGCATCTGTCGATTTTGAGCTGATGCGCCCACCGTACAGCACACGGCCCGTGGCCTCAGCCCGCCAGAATGCTTCTAAGGCGGGATTAAGTTTTGGGGCTATCTTTTCCATATAGCTCGGCACGGATTTCCTTCATACCGCGTATTTCGTGCTGTATCGCCCCACCATCCGCTCCCGTGATCGCCGTCCTGTCGCCGTATTTCTTAGGATTCCACTTCGCCAGCAGTTTCAACCGCGTTTCAATTCGCAGTTTGCGGTGTTCAATCATATCGGCGCTTTTAATCTCTTGCGAACCATCCGGTTTTTGCGTAATTATCTCGCCAACCTGTGTATTATCAGCGATTTCAAGGCATTCCTGTAATATAACCTCTTCGCCAATATCGCGTGCGTGCGCGAAGCGTCTACTTTGTGCTTTGTCTTTGGTCTTTGCATCATCTTCCAGCCAATCATAAACCGTGCTGTATGAGGGCTTTCCGGGTTGTCTGCAATATGCGCGGAGCGTTTTCCCGTCTTCAATCCATGCGTGTATTTCAGGTAGATATTCCGCCGGATCGAATTGAAGCAGTGCTGGCATACTCTCACCTGAGCGTGATTATAGCGCAAGTCGAAGAACCGCGCTCCCCAGGGGGATTGTCCGTAGTTTAGCACGCTCTGTCAAGCGTCGCAGAAGTTCCGTGTGGAGTTGGTTTGCGAAAGTAGTATTTTGCTAACGGCAGTAATGGAAAATCGGCAGCGCAACTCTTTCGTCTAAAGTGAGTTCTCTGGGCTGTTATCAAGTGTGGTTCCTGTTGTTGCGTGAGGCGTTTGCGCCAACCTTTCGGTGGTGGCCAGGGTACGCCCCATGCTTTGAGTTGTGCGCGAGTCCATCCGCCTTTCGGAGAGCGTCCGGCTTCGATTTGTTCCGCTGTCAATCGCATGGCTTGATTCTACGCCGCCTTGCGCTGCTGCTCGCGGATCGCGGGCGCAAGATAGCGCATGATGAAGACGAGCGCGGGCGCAACCTGCTGAGGCTGTTGCTGGTTCGCGGGTTTGCGGCGCTCGTTCATGTGGCAATAATAACACACATATTCACGATGTGGGACAATAACTGTGACGGCGAGCACAATTTAGAACTGTTCTGATTGGAGGAGAATTGATGGCGAAAGTGGTAAAAGTTTTCCTATTTCCCCAAAATGTATGCAAAGGTTTGCGCTTTGTTTCCACTTCTGCGTTGTGGGTGTTGTTTAGAATCAATCACTTAGTTTGGCACGGGAAGTGCATGTATAGGGGCATGGAGGTAAGACAGATGGCCGCAACACATAAGAGTTTGCAGATTTGGATTGACCGCGAATCGCGGATCACTCGCGATATGATCGCAGACGGCAAAGCCGAAGAAGCTGCCATGTTTGCCCGCATTCTCTTTCAGACCACCGCAAAGCGGTATCACATCCGTGAGGGACGGCATTTTGACGGAACACCCTTTCGTCCAGGCCACGAGTAGCCCCCGTTCACCCGCAACGCAACGCTGTACAACCGGCAGGCTTGTCCTGCCTTAGCCGCTGGATATTAGAGCCTCACAACGACCTGCTGACGGAACCAAAGGCCACGTAGTACGTCAGTGAGAGGCAAGAGGCTAAGGCAGATACAACTGCCCCGACGCTCGGAGAGCGCGGAAAGGAAAACACGATGCACACACGCAAGCAGCCGCAAGAAAAAGTGCCAGACGAGGTATTCAGCGCCGTGCGAGATGCACTCATAGACTTTGAAGAGCGTCACAATTCGGCGTATAGCCTTTTACGCGAACATCTTACGCGGCAGGTAGCAAAAATTCGCGCTGCTAAGGGATGGGTGTTTGACAAGAGCTATCGCCATGAGCTTACACCGGCTCATTCGCTCATCTATATGCTGGTTTCAACCCCCGCCGCAAACTCTGCCACACAAGACGAAATGGACCGATTCTGGCGCGGATATAACTCCATTCCAGAACCGGAAGAGCCAAACGTCCTCACCCGCGAGGACTACGACCCGCACGCGCCGCACGGCGATGCGTGGGTGTACGGCAAGGCGCGGGTGTACGGCAAGGCGTGGGTGTACGGCTATGCGCGGGTGTACGGCGATGCGCGGGTGTACGGCAATGCGCGAGTGTACGGCGAAGACTACGTTACCGGCGAGTCCATGCCATTAGAAAGGCGGTAAGCCATGCCTTACGTATGGGAAGCATGGATCGGGCAGAAAATCTCACGCTGCTCCACTGACGATGACGGCATTACACGCATTGTCCTGGAAGACGGGCGCGGCGCTGGATTCACCACCACCGGCGAATACTTCATGCCGCACCAGCCTATCGCACCACGAACCGCTGTCCTGATGACCGCGCAGATCGCAGGAGAGGCGCAATGAACCTGGGATGCTCCCTGGTGTATGCCTTCTCGTGGCGGGAGTGAGCAATTACCAAATACGCGGAAAAGAGGTTTTATGGCGGAAAAAGTTCCGCAGAATGTTCTCGATACCGTCTACGGCTCGAAACCGGCAGACTGGCATCAACACAAAAACGGCGGGGGCTGGGTTTACAAAACCGCCAAAGTTGAAGAGTCGGCCTATCTTCATCCAACCTCGATTGTGTACGGCAATGCGCGGGTGTCCGGCAATGCGCAGGTGTCCGGCGATGCGTGGGTGTACGGCAATGCGCGGGTGTACGGCAATGCGCAGGTGTACGGCGATGCGCGGGTGTACGGCGATGCGTGGGTGTCCGGCAATGCGCAGGTGTACGGCAAGGCGTGGGTGTACGGCGATGCGCGGGTGTACGGCAATGCGCGGGTGTCCGGCGATGCGCGGGTGTACGGCAATGCGCGGGTGTCCGGCAATGCGCAGGTGTACGGCAATGCGCAGGTGTCCGGCGAT